CCGTGCGACGACGCGGAAATCACCATCTCCCCCCAGGGGGAATGGGAGGTCTTCTTCCTCGGGGCCCGCGACATGGAGACGGGCGAGTCGGTCGCCCCCGAGATCAACTCGACCGAAGATTTGGGCAAAGCTGAGGTGTCGAACTCCGTCCTGTTCTGGTCCCAGATGATGAACCGCCCCGCCAAGGGCGACCACCTCGGCCTCGACATCTCGCAGATCAACGACCTGTACGTGAACGCCGACCAGGTCCCGCCGGGCGACTACTACATCGTGATCGACACCGCGTTCAAGGACCCGAAAACCTACTCGGATTCCAAGGACCTCGACGAGTCGGTGTTCGAGATTTTCAAGCGCGACTCGCGCCCGAGCCATCCCGACTACTACTACGTCTACGGCTATGGATCCAAGAAGGACCGCGTCGAGGATTTCACCCAGACGCTCGTGGTGAAGCTCCAGGAGTTCCAGTCGACCCGCAAGCGGATCGCCCTCGTCATCGACGAACGGTCGCCGGGCAAGGCCGAGACGTGGTTCCACTACCTCCGCAACATGTGTAACGCGGCGAACGTCATCTGTCCGCCGACCAAGGAACTCCCCCGCGGAGGGGACAAGAAGGCGAAGAAGATCCGACGCATGCGGATCGCGGCCGGCTTCTGGGCCGATGGGCGCGTGAAGATCGTCCGCGGGGCGCCCAACGCCCATCGGCTCGTGACCCAGATGACCCGCTTCGACGCCCCATCGAACAAGCACGACGACTGGGCGGACGCCGCGGCCGACCTGTTCCACCCAGACATCTATCGGGTCATGGCCCCCTACGGCCGCGAGGGGAACCTCGGCAAATCACAGCGCGGGCCCGACGACGACGCCCTGGCCGGCTCCCCCTGGGTGGAGGGGACGCCGACCGTGGACGTGGTGGACACGATTTACTACGACCAGGACCCCTGGTCCTAAGCAATTCCTCGACTTAGAAAGGCACAGGTGGTACAATTGAGTGTGACGATCCAAGGAACGGGCGACCTTCATCCCGCCAATGTCCTCTCCCCCCCGGACGACCCTTCCACGGTGAAGGACCCGCCCGTTCATTACGTCGTCATGGACATCGAGACGTTCGGCGGCGTGAAGTCCCGCGACCGGAGCGAGTTCGTCCGCACCAGCCAGTTCATCTGCGCGTGCACGTACGACAGCGAGACGGACTGGACGTACCACTACGGACCCGAGGACCTCGACCGGCTGGTGGCCCACCTCGAAGCGGCCGAGTGCGTGGTGTCGTTCAACGGGAAGGGGTACGACATGCCCGTCCTCGAACACCTCATCGGCCGGAAGCTGGCCCTCAAGCGCCACTTCGACCTGTTCGAAATGCTCGTGAACGTGACCGGCGAGCTTCGAGGGTACGGCCTGGGAAATGTCTCGCAATTGAGCCTCGGGTATGGTAAAATCGGGAAAGGTGTCCTGGCAGCGGGGCTGTACGAAAAGGCATTGACGGGCGGGCCGGATGGTGTGGCCGCCCTGTTCGAGTTGATCGTCTACTGCGCCCACGACGTCAGACTGACCCGGCAACTTCTGCGGTTCGCGCAGCGGCACAAGTTCCTGATCGGCCCCAATGGGCCCGTGAACTTGCTCCTACCCGACACGTTCGTGAGGCTAGCGTAAATGGCGTACCCCACCGTCCCCGACATCGCCCAGACGCGCGAACGCAACAAGTCGATTTGCGCCTGGGTGATGGGGCTCAAGGCCCATTCCGAGCAGCACCACCGGGCCTACCGCGAGAACCTGCCGAAAATCTACCGGCTCTACCGCGGGATCCGCACCAACCAATTCCACGTCCACAAGAACTCGATCTCCGTGCCCCTCCTCTACACCATCGTGTGGAGCCACGCGGCCCGGATCATGAACATGGTCTACGGCCAGACCCAACCCATCCGGTTCGCCGGCATGGGCGAGGACCCGTCCGAGGCCAAGATCGCGCGCAAGCACGACAACCTGTTCAACGCGCAGTTCCGGGACGCCCGCGGGCTCGACAAGTCCCTCGACATCCTCATCAACGCGAACCTCTACGGCACCTCCATCACGCAACATGGGTGGAAGTTCGACAAGGGCAAGATCGTCGTGCCCGACACGACCGTCCTCCCCCTGTCCGAGGAGATCGCGCCGATCCTCATGGAGAAGGAGGTCGTCAACTTCGACGGCCCGTGGTTCGAGGTCCTCGACAACCTCGATGCCTTCCCGCAGCCCGGCGTCAAGCACATCGACGACATGCGGTGGTTCATCCGCCGCTACTGGTTGGAGTTCGACCAGGTCGAGGCGCTCTCTCGCCCAGGGGGCACGCGCGAGGCCATCTTCGACAAGGACGAGGTCGCGCGGTGCAAGGCCGAGGGTGGCGGCGCCGTGTCCGCGTTCGACGCGCTCAAGATGCAGCGCGGGATCCAGATGTACGAGGAGAGCAGCGAGACGGCCCGTCAGCGCGAGCAGTACGCCAAGCCCGTCGAGATCGTCGAGGCCGTGGGGATCCACGTCCCGAGCGAGTTCGCGTACACGAACGGCCGGCACGATGGCCTGACGTACCGCGTCTTGACCGTGGGCAACGGGCGGTACATGTTCCGCAACAAGCCGTTCCCGCTCATGCTGAACCGCAAGCCGTACCTGGCGATGTCCCTCAACCCCGACCCGCATTCCTTCTTCGCGCCGGGCCGCGGGGAGATCGTCTCGAAGCTCCAGCTTGGGATCAACAAGTTCACGAACCAGATGCTCGACGCGCTCGACGTGTCCATCGACCCGTGGTTCGTGTTCGACCGTGCGGCCAACATCGACCCGCGGAATCTGTTCTTGCGCCCCGGCCGGTGGATCCCCGTCGATGGACCCCCTGGCGAGCGCATCATGCCCGGCCAGGTCAACATGCAGGGCATGTCCGCGGCCATCGAGACGACCCAACTCCTGTGGCAGTACATGCAGCGGGCCTCGGGAATTCTGGACGAATCCGTTATCGGCGTTCGCGCCCCCGGCCGCTCGACGGCACGCGGGGACCTCTCGCGCGCGGAGGCCGTCGCGGTCCGTCTGGTGCTCGAAGCCCTCATGTTCGAGAGCCAGTGGCTCGAACCGATGGCCAACAGCTTCATGGGCCTGAACAAGCAGTTCCTGGAGACGCCCCGCGAGTTCCTCATCCTCGGCGAGGCGTCCAAGATGGACCTCGTGACGGGCCAGCCCGTGCCGGTGGGCCGCGACCAGATGTTCCCGCAGGACCTCGTGCCGACGTACACGGCCCGGGCCCTCGGGACGCAAACCCGCATGATCCGCAGCGGCCGGACGCAGGACCTGATGCTCATGACCCAGGTCCTCTCGGCCAACCCCGCGGTCGCCGCGGCCGTGGACTGGATCTCGTGGACCCGCCTCATGGGCCGCGAACTGGGACTGGGCGCCGAGGCCAACGAGATCATCACCAAGAACCCGGCCGCCGCCGAACTCCTGGCCGCGACGGGTGGGAACCTGCAGAACATCCCGGACCTGAACGTCCGCGAGGGAACGCCGGGGGCGGTCGGCAACCTGAACGCCCTGTCCGAACTCGCGGGGGCCGCATAGGGGCGGACCTCGGCCCTGCGCCGGCCCTGCCGGCGACCATGACCCATTGATGGCCTGTGTGACCTTGGCCGCCCCGAAGAAAGGAACGACGTGACGCCGCTCGAAAAGGCCCACCTGATCGACTCGATATACAACAGTCCCGGGTGGATCCAGGTGTTCCAGCCCCTGCTGGAGGAGAAGCACCGCACGAACACGATTGCCCTTCGCAACCCCGACCTGGCCCGCAAGGCCAAGCTCCCGGACGACTACATCCGCGGGGTGCTCGACACGGTCGAGTGGCTCATGACCGTCCCCCGCCAGGCCGCCGAGGTGGACCGTAACGTGGGGGTGCAGGACGAAATGCACGAAGTCCAGGCGCGCAAGGACGCGGCCCGCGCCTTCCTGGGATGGGGTTCCGGCGAAATCATCGGCGACGAGTAGATTTTCCTTGCATCCCCACCCCCGCCCGTGGTACAGTTTTGATTGTCAGCTTCCAACCGAAAGGACTTGACTGTGAGCACTCCCGCTGAACTCTACAACTCGATGGTCGAGGCGGCCCGCGCCGAGCAGGAACGTGGCCAGGCCGAGGCCGCAGCCGCTCAGGCCGCCACCGCCGCACAGGGCCTGTCGAACCTGACCTCCACGCTCCAGGCCACGGCCGACGGTGTGGCCAAGATCAACGAGCGCCTGAACGCCCTCGAAGCCGCGCGCCAGCCGGGCCACCAGCCCGCCGGCCAGCCCCAGGGGGCCAGTTCCGATCCCCTCAAGGCGTTCGAGGACACGACCGGGATCCCCGGCGCCGCCCTCGGCCCCGTCGTCAACGACATGACCCGGGCCGCCGCGGAGAAGGTGTTCGACGAGAAGCTCGGCCCCATGCTCCGTGAGATGCAGGCCGTCCAAGGCTACCAGGCCGAGAACGCGGAATTCGACCTCGGCCGGATGCAGGCGTACCTCGCCAAGAACACAGACGTGGCCAAGATCGTTCAGGGCGCCGCGGCCACGGGCGCGTACGGTGCGGGCATCGCCTACGCCGAGACGCGCCGGCAGTTGGACGAGCGGATCG